AGAAACATGACACAGATGTCGCACAACGGCACTGTAATTTTCTAAAGTAGAGCCTTTCTTTAATAGTTCCATATGTTTAGTTGAAGTGCTCAGGTATGACACAAATGTCACATGGCTGTGCATTTATTTCCTGGTCCTGTCGCTGCCCTTGAGTACCGTCACGAGCTGCGGCAGCCCGTCTCCATCCTCGCGTACCAGGAATCGCCACCTCTCCGGTCTGCCCGTGCGATAGAGCACCGCACCTGTCGGCAGCCGCTTGACTCTGTGCGCCGTTCTGGCGAGCCTCACGAGCTCTCCCAGAGCCTGCTCGTAGCTGCCCCACCGTCGAGCACGCACTTGATACTGTCGCACGGCGTGGGGCGTCACAAACCACGGTCCAGCGATACCCATCCGCGCCTCTTCTCGTCGTAGTCCACCCTCACCGGCCAGCCCGCGATCAGGAGGCGTTCGACGGCCCTCTCTGCCGTCCGCCGACTCACCCCGGTCTGCCACTCGCCATGCAGCCGCAGCGGCCTCCGCGCATCCAGGAGCCTCCTCGCGTCTCTCAGCGCCCTCACGATCGCACCCGTAGACCGATCGTAGGTAATCAATGATCTCATCATATATCTGCACCTCCCTGCGGGTCCCCAATTTCTCCCCGACACCGAGGGCGAGCACCCGCCTCTCGGGGGCGTCCATCATCCGCACGATCCACCGCAGCCGCCGAGCCGCAAGATGATCGCTCACCATGTCAATCAGCTCATGTGCCGATCCGATACAACGCAATGCTGAGCGCGGCTTCAACGGTCAACTCCAATCTGTGATCTTGCTCTATCCTCACACGTCGACCTCTTACCGATGAGGGCACGCCTGCCGTCTCTCCACCGACGACCAACTCGCGTACCTCCAGCCAATCGAGATCCTCGATGCGCGTGTCTCCGTGCTGATCTAGTATCACGGCGTTCGGGGGTATGCTGTCCACCTCGACAATCTCGACATCGTCCTGTGCTCCATAGAGAGATCCATCGATCCGACCACTACACTGATAAGTCAACATCCGTCGCACGCCGAATGCAGCACATGCTCGATAAGCGCGGTTGAAATTGCGACCTACGCAGTACAGACAAACATCGAGACGACGCCTCATGATCCACCGAGCCACCAACGGGGCCCTATCACGACCGTGGAAACAATGTACCAAACAAGGCTTGGGCAAATCCTCGAAAAGCCTCGACGCTTGCGAAGCTCCGATTCCGTTGTACTCGACACCACTCTTACGGTAATCGATTGCAAGCCGTCGACATGCCCGCTCGACTGTCGGTCGCGCACGTCGTGTCAAATCCAACACGCTCGCCGGTTTCCACGCCGCCAGATCTTTGGCGAGCGGTAGTCCACTCAACCAAAGCTCGTCATTGATCTTTCGCACGCAACTTCCTCTCGCAAAGCTCCAGCTCGGTGCTATAGTATCGTTGTTCCCACTGCTCACGATCTCGGCCTGTGCCGCGCTTTCCTCCGAGAGACGCGACTCTGATTTGTATACGGTCATATCTGCCACCGAATGACATCGCGTACGCCGGATGCACGGGCAAATCGTAGTGAGCAAGATATGCAAACACATCCTGCCCGCTCCACCATTGAAGCGGCGCGCAAGTCGTCGCTGTCGAAATGCCGAACGTTTTTCCTCGCATTTTTCGCGCCGACGATTCTTCACCTCTGACGCCAGAGATATGCCGAGCGCCGTACCTCTTTGCAGCCTCCGCGAAACCCTTCTCCAACGTCCCCCTCGCATGCCAGCCGTCCGCGTCCCCTCTGCACCACACCTCGATCTCATCATAAGGTCCCGGATGCTGCGCGAGAAAACAATCCCTGACTGTTTCGCAATCAGGATTTTTGATTGGCTCAACACGCACCCACACCAGAGGCAAATCCGGCAGCACCTTTCGCACCAGGTGCGCAACTACTACCGAATCCTTGCCCCAACTCACACCGGCGTAACAAGGTTCTTGCGCAAAATCCGATATGTCGCGTATCGCCCTCGCCTCTCGACGATCGAGAACACCTGTGCTCGCCAATGCATGATCTCTTTGCTCGACGGTTCTCCAGTGCGACATATCTGCCGCAGAGTGTCTCGGCGACTCAAGCAGCATCAGGCAGCCTCGCATACACTCGCCGCGACGGATGGTGATAAGGCGCGCGAATGCCGAACAACAGCGGCGACTCCGCATCCGGCAACGTGCGCCACATTGTCCAGTCCTCTTTCGCCTCGTGCACGCTCCACTCGATTACACGGCCGGAACCTTGGCCCACTAGTTTCCCGATGCCGGGGACGAGACGCAAAAGTCTCAGTGTCTCGTCCGGATCTCCGCACGCGCACCATCTCCACTCGTGCGCGAACTGCGTTGGAAACTTCCGATCTTTCGCTCTCACCGGACCGCTGCCCATCGGCAGCTTCCGCGCGGACGAGAACTGTACCATCTCGGAGAGCGCAGGTTTCTTGCGAACTTCTTGCAGTCCTCCGAGTACAGCACCTTCCGCACGCGCAGCCGAGCATTTCCAGCCCCACACGACACCCTGACTCGCGCACAGTCGCTCATCGAAGGGCTCCGGTATCTTCGCAGGCAACTCCCATCTCTCCAGCGGCAGATCGAAGTCCTCTGCCCACTCGGACGAGATCGGAGGTAACTCCTTTCTCCTTGTTTCATCGAGATCGAGAAACGCTCCATACGCAAGCACGCCGTCAAGATGGACGACCTCGTTGACAGCGCAAATCGGCTCCGCCATCTTGGCGACTACCTCGAAGATCACGCTCATATCACTTTCTCCACAATCGCCAACGCCTCGTCTCGGTTATCGCGGAGGTGCGCCTCGTACTCGGCAACGTCGGCCGAAGGCAGACCGTCGAGCGCCACCTTGCAGCGCCCAAATCCTACGCTGGTCTTGGCGGCGACGTGCCAGATAGAGACACCTTCGGAGATCGTACCGATACCGGCATGAAGCGCCGCGAGCTCGTGCGGAGTCACATTAGCTACTCGGATCGATCCGTACAACAGCGCGCCGGCGGCGATGGTCTCGAAGTCGTAGATCATCTGACCGGACTCTCCGGGCGCGTCGCCCTCGACCAGTATCTCCCTCACACCCGCACGATTCGTTTGTGCCATGCGTGTGCCGAAGTCACTACTACGCAGAGCCGCCGCGCTCAACGCTGCCAGCTTGTGTGCTGCGCAATCCGTAGGAAGCCTCCAGAAGTTTTCCGAGCACACGAGGTGCCAGTGTGAGACTGCCAGTTTGCTCTGCATCATCGTGTTACCGGCCGCGTATCCGCACAACCCCAGCGACGGCCAAAGCGACTGGAACTTACGGTGTAGCTCCAAATCGACATTGGCGCCCGTGGCAGTGAGAGCGCCGCCCGAAAACAGCAGGTTGACCGCCGCGTTGCTCATCGAATGATCCGGCACGTCCAGTATCTTGACCGCGTGATGTACCATCGCCTCGCGCAATCGGTGCTTGATCGAGTTGCCGCTCACAAACGGCACACGCGCCAGATCTCCGTCCGGCAGCAAGACCTCCTGTACTCTGAGCAACGACGTATTGCCGGCGGTCCCTGCTCCGTGATGAATAGGATCTAATGCAACGGCCCTCACGTTGATCGTTTTCGCCTGCATGACTACGCCTCCTTTTTCGTGCGACGTTCCTTACGAACGACTTGCGCCATCGATGCGATGTAGAGTGCATCTCGCTGCGCCAACAACCGGAATCGCGACCACCAGCCATTCTCGATGATCTGCTGTTCGATGACCCGTAATTCCTCCGTGATGGACTCGCGGATTGCCGTGATCTGCATCTTCTGGCCGAATCGTGAAACGAACTGCGGCCATGTTTCCGACGCCGAGGCCGAGGCTTCGAGCGCCGCCCGGCATCTCGGCCACCAGTCCAACGGCTTGACAACGTCCTTGTCTACTGCTCCCATGATCGCCGCGGTAAACGCCACCGCCGCGTCCGTGATCGCCAAATCTTGATTACCACTCATTCCAGATCTCCTTTTTGTTTGCTCCTCGTGCCGACTGGCCGAGCAGGAAAAGCGCCAGCGTACCCACGCCGCCGCGCCCCTTTGTTTTCAGTATCAACACGTTGTCGTGCCAGATCAGGACGCCTCCGCATTTGTTGAGCATCGCGGGGTTGGTGTCACAAGCGGCGATGTGCGATCTCGGATATCCCGCACGTAACAACGCCGCCGTTGCAGCGACAACTTCTCGAAACGTCGAGGCATCACTCGAAACGTCCACCGCCTCGAAACGCACTGTCCACCTCGTACCATTATTGAGTCTCGCGTACGGCAGCACGTGGAGCTTACCGCTGTCCGCGATCGCGCAGCCCCACGGTTGCGACGGTGGGTTGCAAAGCAGGCGCAACACATGCACAAGATCACCTGCACGTAACGCGATCGCGTGCAGCCCCAAGTCCGGACCCTGATGCACACACGGCGCTTCTCCGATGCCGGGCAGATACACGATGCTCCACATGCGTAGCGTATCAGGAGGCTTACCTGCCATCGCCCAGGCGCACGCCACACAGACCGCCGGTGCTGCCGGTGCTTTGAGCATGTCGTAATTCGTGAACGACGCAGGTAAACCGATCTTCCGCGGCACGTAGCCTCCGTCGCAGCACGAACCACAGATCATGCACGGTCCCTCGACTTCAGGTGAGGGTTCTCTGCCTTTTGCTATCGGACCGCCCGCGCTTTCCCAGATTAACTGTGTCAACATTCAGTACTCCTCTTCTGTTTCTGGATATTCGATTGTGCCGTCTTCTTTGACGCCGGCGGGCGAGCGACGGCGTTGCAGCGGCGAGACGTTGTCCGGCACCGCCCCTTCGTCTTCAACGTCTACCTCTTCACGATGGAGCTGCTCGTCGGTGGGCTCGAGTCCGAGCGCGAAGAGCATCGTCGTCGGATCACCGACGTTGTTCTTCCTGCTCCAGTCCAGCAGCACGTCGAGGTCCACAACCGAGTAACGATAATGGCGACCGTGCCATCGACGCTGAATTCGCGCCTTGTCCGATCCGTCCTTTGCTTTGATGACTTTTGAAATTGATCTGATAGCGGTAGCTATCTCAGGAGTCGAAGGTTTAGCTAGTCCCTTGATATACGTATCCCAACAGTCCGATACTCCCTGCGGGTTGACTGCGAGCCAATGATCTCTCGTCAAACAACGAACCAGTCCCGCGTTGTTGCTGGCGACGTTGTATGCCTGAGGGTCCATCAGATATTTCACCAGCCATTCGCAAACCAACCCGTTCCAGTGCCCGCTCGTGAGAAGCAATCTGTGCATTTTGTCGACATTACCGCCGACGGCAAAACGCTTGCCCGGGTTCTTGATCTGGTGATTTGCTTGTAGCCACAACGAATGCTCGGCAATGCCACGTGTGATCATGTGCTGAATGGCTTCCTTGCTCCAGCTCGGATCGGCAAAAAAATCTTTCATCTGGTCTGGTATGTGGATGTACAGAAACCGCTCTGCGAAAGCCTCCAGGTCGTTCACGGTCATCGCCTTGCGCATGGCAATCAAGAGCTCGTTGTTCGCCGCCAGCGTCAACCTGATCGCTCCTCTCATCTCGCTCGGGTTCTTGTACTTTCGTTTCAGCACCCGTGATGTCTTCGCGATCTCCTCGCGCAGCTTCGCGGTGACGTCGCGAGTTTGGGACTTCGGCATGTCCTCATCTGCAAATATAAGCGGACACATCGCCGCCGTGTCGTTGAACGATCCCAAGAACAGCTCGATGTCTCCTGGCGTCGCGGTCTCCGACCACAGCGCCGCGGCACCGCGCGCAAACATCGACTTACCTACTCCCTTCGGGCCGTCGAAATAAATCGCGCACAACATCTGATCGAGATCGGGCAACACCGAAAGCCAGTCCAGCAGCCGATCATAATGCTCTCCGCCGAGCACCCTGAGCCAGCGATCGACGTCGTCGTGAAACGTGGACGTAAGATCACTACGTATCGGCGACACCGCTTCGAACAAAGTGCCGGTCGAAGGGCTGAACGTAGTGAAGGATGCCGATAGATCGCACACGATCTTCTTCGCCAATGTACCTACCTCTGCAATGATAGCAGCCGTAGATCGCGGTTTCACCGAGCGCGGACCAACTTCTATCAATCGAGCTTCCGTAGGAGTCAAGTATTTGCGACAGGCCATCAGGTGATCCTCGCGGCCGAAAGGACCTTGATACTCACCCCGATCGTCGAGGAACCATGCGAATCCGTCGCGCTGGACGACCCACCTTCGCTTCAACTCCTCGGGCTTCCATCCCTGTTTCGTCGCAATACGTTCGAGATCTTCGGTAGTGTAAGGATCGATCCCTGTTTTCTCGGTTTGCATCCGGCGCTCGATTTCTTGTCTCCATTTTCGCGCCTTGACGACTCCTCCCTCGTAAGCTGTCCAGATCGCGTCAAGCGTCAAAGGATCTGGATCTTCTGACGCCATCTTTTTCAAGCTCGGAACGAACAGATCTTCTATCGTCTCCCTCGTCAGCAGCGTAAAGCGTTCGGCAATCCACAATGTCAAGCTGCGCATCACGACATGACGTTGCGGCCGACGCGCGAACGATTCTCCGGCCGCAAGCGCCTTGAAGGCCGGACGTAGATCGGCCGTAACCCCCGAAGGGCGCTCAAGCGCACGTCGTACTTCGATTATTGAAGAGGCCGCCGTAAAGCTCCCGGGAGAATCCGATTGCTTGATTGAAGGTAAGTCGGTCTTCGCGTTCAACCACCTCCCTTCATGACGCTCCGCGATCGCCAACCGAAGATCGAAGGTAGTCGGCAAGTAGTAGAGATGGGATATGTCTTTGGTACTTGGATCGTTGTACCCACCGGTAAAAGCGGTCCACTCCTCCCAGACCACAGGGAAATCGTCCCGCCCCACCGGCTCCGCAAGAGGCGCGACGATACGGATCTTCCACTTCCCTCCCGCCGCATCCGACCCGTGCTTGTGCGTCGAATACAAAACGTACTCGAACGGATCCAGCCTCTCTAGAACATCGATAATTTCCTCCGCCGTCTGCCCGTCGAGGTCGAGAGCCAAGGCGTCGGCGTACTCTACATGCCCCTTCGCGCGAGTTTCGCCCTCGGGGATATGTCCCAAAACGAGACAACTGCCGTCTTTTTGCTGATTAAGGCACGTGTCCGAGGCATGCACGTCCTCGGGAGATCCTTTCAGCGTATGGTACAACAGTGTCCGATTGCACCAGCGCTCCCATGTTTCGAGGTAGGGTTTACCTTCATTTGTTCGCGCCGTATGATAAAAAGTGAAGGTGAGCTTACGCACTTTCGCTCCTCGAAAGGTCGGCTCCCCCACCAGAGGTTAGATGCCGGACGGTCGATTTGACCCCGATTCCTCCAGTGGGGGAGTCGTCAAAAACCCTTATGCAGCACGGGTTCCGGCATCTTGGGCACCTGTTCTAGCACACCGAGATCCACGCGTCAAGAAATTTCTGAAACGTAACAACGTAACCCCTCCGGAGATCTTTACTAATTATAGCTTGCGTGCAGCGAGCGACGTTGGACGTATGTACTATATACGTCCACCCATCTTACACCCGCACAAATCCTATACAAGGTGGTTGCTGTTACGGTGTTACCTTTTGGTGTTTCGGTCAATAACGGCGCGGGTCCGCGGTGTAACAAAACCCGTAACAGACCCGTAACACCCCTGTTACGGTATTGCTCCTTTATCTTTTGTCATATTCAAATTCAATAGGTATACTCTAGAAATTTCGTTTCTTGACATCGTCGCCCTTCGCTTTTATTTTTAAACAGATGGCATACGCACACAAAGATCGAAAAACGGGCTTAACCAAGAAACAAGAGGCTTTTGTCCAGGCGTACATTGGAAAAGGCCACGGCGATGTTACGCGGTCTGCAGAGATCGCCGGCTACGAGGCGAGCAGCAAAGAATCATTCATGACGGTCGGTCGTGATCTCTTGCGCAAGCCACACGTGGTCGCCGAGATCAAACGCCTGCGCGACGAGCGCGTTCGTGCTGACACTCTGACGCGGGTCGAACGCCTGAAGCACCTGACGGACATCGTGCTCAATCCCAACGCGAAAGACGCTGATCGCATCAGGGCGATCGAGGTGCTCTGCAAGATGGAAGGCGACTTCATCGAGCGGAGGTTAGTCGAGTCGAAGACGGAGGTATCGTTCGCGGACCGGCGTCGGGCGATGCGAGTGTTGCTCGGCGACGAGGAAGCCATCGCCGCCGCGCGGCTGCTGGCAGAGCGAACCAAGGCGGCCAACCGTCTGATCGAAAAGCCTAACTGATGGTTGAGATAGTTGAGCGAGAAATCGGCGAAGACGCATGGAAAATCGATCTCCCCGCGTTCGCCGAGATAGCATCGAGAGGAAGGTGGAAGCCTTATCGCTGGCTCGACCTGGTGCTGCGCGCGATACAGCCGGAGATCGTCAAAGGCGGAGCACGCATCATCGTCAACGCACCTCCGCGGCACGGCAAGAGCGAGGCGTTCAGCCACTGGCTGCCGACGTGGTTTCTCGAATGGTTTCCCGAGAAGCGCGTAATCCTCACTTCGTACTCTGACACGTTCGCGGCGCACTGGGGTCGACGCGTGAGGGACGAGCTGCGAAACAACGAGCTCTTGCAGACCAAGATCTCGACGGCGAAGAGCGAAACGAGCGACTGGGAGACGATGGACGGCGGAGGGATGAAGACCGCCGGCGCGCAGGGTGGCGTGACCGGCCGCGGCGGTTCTCTTATCGTATGCTTCCCTGTTGGAACCTCGATAGAGACTGAGCGAGGCAGATGGAGCATCGAGAGACTGGTGTCTGAGAAGGACAGGCCCCGCGTCTTGTCATACAACCATGAAAAGGCTACACTGGAATGGCGAAAAGTCGTTGCAACAAAGAGGAGTGTGGCCGATGAACTTATTGAAATTGAAACACGTTCGGGCCGTCGAATCAGGGCTACCAGGGAACATCTTATCTACGACAGTGAACGCGGATACAGGGAGGCGCGTTCTTTTGTGCGAGGAGACAGGCTTGTCGC